TTTTAAAAGTTTATAATAACATTTATTATCTTTATATTTATTTATTCCATCAGATGCGAATCCAAACTCATCTACGGAGATTGCATCAGCTTAGTTTTTAATCTTGGTGACGCAAATTGAAGTGCTAACCCATTATTATTACCAACCGCAGCTAAAACAACATCATCATCATCTTTTAATCTAACAGATGCGAAATTAAGTGCTAACCCATTATTAGCAACCGCATCTGAAACAACATATTTATCATCTTTTAATCTAACAGATGCGAATTCAAGTGCTAACCCCTTATTAGCAACAGCTGTTGAAACAACATCTTCATCATCTTTTAATCTAACAGATGTGACTTGAAGTACTAACCCATTATTTGCAACCGCTGCTAACACAATTTCTTTGTCCCCTTTTAAATCAACAGATGCGAATTTAAGTGCTAATCCATTATTTACAACTGCAGCTAACACAATTTCTTTGTTATTTTTTATGCTAGAAGATGCAGAACGAAGTGCTAACCCATTATTTATAACTGCATCTAATATAAATTCTTCATCATCTTTATATACATTGAATAATTCACGAAGGGAATTAACATCCTTAGTCTTGGTAATCACTTCTAACGCTCTCATTCTATCCTCTATTAAATAACTTTCAATTATTTTTATTATTTTTATTATATCCTTATGTATATAATCCTCATCCTTAATTTTTGATAATTCTTGATTAAATTCTTGATTAAATTCTTTAATAAATTTATTTATTATTCCCAATCTTGTACTACTTATATAACTATTTGTATAATGCTTGTTATATAATTCTAATTTTAAATCGTGTAATTGTAATATATTATAAAATAACATTATTAATATTATAGGATCTATTTGTAATTCTGGAGACGCATATCGTATAGCAGAAGTATTATTATTAATAGCAGCTAAAACAACATCTCTATCATTTTTTAATTGTGTTGATGCAAATTCCAAACTCCGTCCATTTTCAGTAACAGCAGCTAAAACAACATCTTTATCACCCTTTACTGTATTTGACGCAAATATCAACAAAAGTCCGTTTTGAATAACAGCAGCTAAAACAACCTCTCTATCATTTTTTAATACTGATGATGCAAATTCCAAAACCATTCCATTATTAGTAACAGCATATAAAACAACATCTTTATCACCCTTTACTGTATTTGACGCAAATCTCAACAAAAGTCCGTTTTGAATAATAGCAGCTAAAACAACCTCTCTATCGTTTTTTAATTCTGATGATGCAAATTCTAACACCTGTCCGTCATTAATAACAGCAGCTAAAACAACATCTCTATCATTTTTTAATTCGTCTGATGCATATCTCAATGCATTACCATTTTTTTTAACTGCAGCTAAAACAACATCTTTATCAGCTTGTAAATTATATGATGCAATTTCCAATATCAATGGATAACTAGTAACAGCAGCTAAAACAACATCTCTATCATTTTTAAATTCGTTTGATGCATATCTCAATGCATTACCATTTTTTTTAACTGCAGCTAAAACAACATCTTTATCAGCTTGTAATTTATATGATGCAATTTTCAACACAGATCCATTATTAGTAACTGCTGCTAAAACAACATCTTTATCAGCTCTAAATTCTGTTGATGCATATTCCAACGCCACTCCATTATTAGTAACTGCTGCTAAAACAACATCTTTATCAGATGTAAATTCTGTTGATGTACGTTGCAATATTAATCCATTATTAGTAACTGCTTTTAAAACAACCTCTTTATCAGCTTTTAATTCTGTTGATGCATATCTCAACGCCAATCCATTACTAGTAACTGCAGCTAAAACAACCTCTTTATCAGCTTTTAATTCTGTTGATGCAAATTCCAATGCCCATCCATAATTAGTAACTGCTTTTAAAACAACCTCTTTATCAGCTTTTAATTCTGTTGATGCATATCTCAACGCCAATCCATTATTAGTAACAATATCTAAAATAAAAACTCTATCAGCTTTTAATATTGGTGATGCATATCTCAACACATTCGCATTATTAGCAATAGCAATAGCAGCTAAAACAACATCTTTATCAGCTTTTAATCTATCTGATGCAAATTCCAACGCATCCCCATTATTAGCAATAGCAGCTAAAACAACATCTTTATCATTTGTTAATGTTGTATATTGCAACAGATATCCATTTTTAGTAACTGCAGCTAAAACAACAGCTTTATTATTCATTGAATCAGGATTTGTTTTATCAAAAACACCACCTCTTTGAATTTTTTTTAAGTTTAAATATTTCATTTTATATTTAATATATTTATCATTCATATTATTATTAATATTTAGATTTTAATTTTTTAAATTAAAATTTAAATATTTCTTTTTCTTTTTCTTTTTAAAAGTTCGTAATACATACACAAACGCTATTATATAATAATTCGTCAGACACATCATTTTTAACAGCAATTAAAACAATTTCTTTTAAATAAATTATATTAATATTATTAAATTAATGAATACTCTAATGCTTCTCGTAAAGTTTTAATGGATTTAACTTTAAAAGTATCATCAATTAATAATGGGTTATTTTCAATAATCTCAATTAAATCTTTTTCATTACCATGTGGAAATAATACTAATTTTACCCCAGCTTTCTTAGCTCCTTGTAATTTATTATCAAGACCTCCAATCTCAGTTACCATTCCTTGTAGATCAATTTCTCCTGTAATTGCAATATCGTGTTTAATCTGTCGTCCTGTAAACATTGAATAAATAGCAACAGATAATGCTGTACCTGCACTTGGTCCATCTTTAGGAACAGATCCATCTGGACAATGAATATGAATTCCTTTTGGTTTATCTTTCCAATCTAATAGATATTTATCTTGTACAACTTGTTCTAAATGATTAAATGCTAATGAAGTTGCAACTTGTGTACTTTCTTTAATAACATGTTGAAGATTTCCTGTAGCTTTAATATCTAGTGGATGAGTACTAGGTCTCCATAATATTTGAATTGGAATAATACCACCGTGTGAGCTATCTGAAGAAGCATATAATCCATTAATTACTCCGACTGTATCATGTTCATGGACTTTTTCTGGTGTAATCTCTCGTTTATGTTTTAAAATTATTTTAATATCATCTGTTGTAATATTAAATGGAAAATTAACAGAACGTTTATTAATTTGAACATTTGTTAAATTTGCAATATTAATTTCTCTAATAATATTATATAATATTGATTTTAATTTACGAACCCCTCCTTCACAAGTCCAATTATCAATTATATATGTTAAAGATTCATCATTAAAGATTATATTTGTTTGTTTTAGTCCAACATCTTTAATTATATTAGGAATTAAATAATTTTGAGCAATATATAATTTCTGAGGTAATTGTAAATATTTCGTTTCAACTGTCGTAATACGATCTAATAAAATTGGATTAACATTTCGTGGATTATTAAAACTAAAAATCATAGTTGCTTTTGATAAATCTATATCAACACCATGAAAATATTTATCTCGAAAATTAGAATTTTGAACTGGATCCGTTAAATGGATTAGAATATTTGTTATTTCATCACCTTTCGGTGTATTTGAAATTTTGTCAAGTTCATCAAAATAAATAATTGGATTCATACATTTACTTTCAATTAAACCATCTACAATTCTTCCATATATTGACCCTTCATATGTATAATTATGACCTTCTAAAAAAGAAGCATCGCTTGCACCACCAAGAGATATAAAAATGAATGGTTTATCCATTGCTTTTGAAATTCCTTCTTTAATTAATGATGTTTTACCATTACCAGGACATCCCCAAAGTCCAATCATATTACCTTTTGAATTTGAATTTCTAATTTGTTGTCCCATAATTTGAATAATTTGTCGTTTAGCTTCATTATGACCATATACAGCTTTATTCATAACTATTTGTAAATTACTAAGAAATTCTTTTACTTGAGTTGGTTTAATATCTATTAAATTGATACCTTTATAAACATTAAAAGGAATCTTCATTAAATTATCAAACCATCCTTTTAATTTAGTGTCAGTCATATTTGTAGTAATTAATTCAGTATATGTTTTAAACATTATACTTTTATGACTCAACGAATATTTTGAATTAATAATATGAAATAACATTGGTTCGCTTAATGTATAATGCTTATTAATTTCATTAACAGACTTTATTATTTTTTGACGTTTATTACTTGGTAATTTTGCAAAATAGTTTATCATCTCGTCTTTATCAGAACGCCCAATATTCGACTTAAACACTTTTTTTAGAAAATCAGTATTTTGAGAATTTTTACTCGGTTTTTTAAATAATGTCATGATATTGTTAATGTCGGTATTATTGTCATTTTCTTCCTCTTCTTCATCTTCTTCATCTTCGTCTTCTTCATCTTCTTCATCTTCGTCTTCTTCATCTTCTTCATCTTCTTCATCATCTTCATCATCTTCATCATCTTCATCATCTTCATCATCTTCATCATATTTTTCTTCATATTTTCTTTTTTTAATTGGTTTTGATTTTTTCATTTTGTTTGTGGTATTAAAACGTTTTGTAATAATTTGTGTATACATATCTATGCACTCGCATAATGTATATTGATTATTATTGATTGAAAATTCATAAATATTGTCAATAATTAATTTATTAAAAACTAATTCGTATCGTGGAATATGTTTGTAATTATAATTAGTTAAAACATTATAATTAATGTTTAATAGACATATTAAAGCATTTACTTTTTTAATTATATCATTTAATAGTGATGTTAATACCCGCCCTTTATTATTTAAAAATTTTATATTTTCTTGTTTTAATTGATTTAAAATATTAGTACTCATTTCATATACCCTCATATCATCAAAGTGTTTGTGTTTGTTATATTTAATTAAATTATCAATGTTAAAAGTCATTATAGTATTTTTATTATTATTATAGAATAATAAAAACAACTTTTTTTATCATTTTGTTAATTACCTTGTATATAAAGGGTTTTTACACATATTTGTGGATTATCAATGCACACCCACATAATATGATGTTAATTGTGGAATGATTTTTATTAGATTATTTAATTGATTTTGGTCTTTAATATGACTTTGATTTTGACTTATAAATTTACATTTATCGAATGGTTTATTTAATTTTATAATTTGTTTATATATTGCATAAATTAAAATTAACACAATTATTATACCCCAAATATTATTAAACATATTATTATCATTAATAAATAAATAAATAAAATTGATTTAAAATTATTTTTATTATTATATAATAATGAAAATAATTAGTTGGAATGTAAATGGATTAAGATCTTTATTAAAAAGAGAGTACCTACAAGATTTTATTGATAATGAAGACCCAGATATATTTTGTATGGGTGAAACAAAATTATCATGTCCTAATGATAAAATTGATGCAGAAATAACTATTAAATTTCCACAATTTAAATATAAATACTGGGGTGATTGTTATAAAAAAGGTTATAGTGGAACTTGTATTTTTTGTAAAAAAAAACCAATTAATATTATATATGGTTTAAAATATAATGATGAAGAAATTGATAAAGAAGGAAGAGTTATTGTTGTTGAATATCCAAAATTTTATTTATTACATGTTTATACTCCAAATTCAGGACAAGTATTAACAAGGTTAGATTGGAGAACAACAGTATGGGACCGTGCATTCGAACTTTATGTTAATAAATTACAAAAAAATAAACCAATTATTATTTGTGGGGATTTAAATGTTGCTCATAATGAAATTGATTTAAAAAATCCAAAATCAAATAAACGTAATGCAGGATATACTATTGAAGAACGAAATTCATTTAATAGTATATTAGATAATTGTAATTTAATTGATTCGTATAGAAAATTAAATCCAGACAAAATTGAATATAGCTATTGGTCGTATATGAGAAATTCAAGACTTAATAACTCTGGTTGGAGAATTGATTATTTTTTAATTGATAAAAGAATGTATAAAAAAGTAAATGAATCAAGTATATGTACAGGTATATTAGGTAGCGATCACGCACCAATTAAATTAATGATTAATTAATTTTTTCTCATATTTGCAAATATTTTTGATTTTATTAATAATTTTTTTTTATTTATTGATTTTACATTATTACCAAGTGTTGGTTCTGGTTTAGTGACTGGTTTAGCGACAGGTTTAGCAACTGGTTTAACGACAGCTGGTACTGGTTTAGCAACTGGTTTAGCAACTGGTTTAGCGACTGGTTTAGCAACAGGTGGTACTGGTTTAGCAACAACTGGAACTGGTTTAGCAACAGGTGGTATTGGTTTAGCAACAACTGGAACTGGTTTAGCAACAGGTGGTATTGGTTTAGCAACAACTGGAACTGGTTTGACTACAACTGGAACTGGTTTGACTACAACTGGTACTGGTATAGCAACAGGTGGGACTGGTTTGACTACAACTGGAACTGGTTTAGCAACATCAGGAACTGGTTTAGCAACAGCTGGAACTGGTATAGCAACAGGTGGGACTGGTTTGACTACAACTGGTACTGGTATAGCAACAGGTGGGACTGGTTTGACTACAACAGGAACTGGTTTGACTACAACAGGAACTGGTTTGACTACAATAGGAACTGGTTTGACTACAACAGGAACTGGTTTAGCAACAGGTGGGACTGGTTTGACTACAACTGGTACTGGTATAGCAACAGGTGGGACTGGTTTGACTACAACTGGTACTGGTTTGACTACAACTGGTACTGGTTTAGCAACAGCAACAGCTGGAACTGGGTTAGTATTATCATCACTTGTCGACACTGGTGATAGTTTATTGTCATAATCATTTTCATTTTCATTAATTATAAAAAGATCATTTAATTCATTTGTAATATTTTTATTACTCATATATTTATATGTATAAATTATTTTTTAAATATTTATATTAATTATATTTTATACCAGTTATACCATTTTTTATAACAAAAACATTAAAATTTGTGGTATAACACACTAAATTATATAATTTATCAACTGGGTAAGTAACTAATGGTGATTCTTTTATTATAAATGGATTTGATTTCATATTTATTTGTAATTGTGCATTATCTATTTTTGAAAAATTACAGCCTGATAAATTATTATTACGAACGGGTTCTGCATTAAATGAATACATATAACAATGAGAATACATTATATTTTTAAAATTTTCAAAATTTTGCATTAAATAATAATATTTATAATCTCTCCATCCAACTCGTTCAATACCATTAAATAAAATACGCGCTTGTGATAATAAATGTTGTTTAGGTTCTAAATTCCATAATTTATATGAATTAGTGTCAGTTGATATGGTTGATTTTAATTCAGATTGAATATATGTTGATTTTGCTGTATAATTAAAAAAATCTCCATTTGTTTTATTACTTATTGGTTGAATAAAAAAAAATAAATCTTTAATAACATGATTAAAGTTTATATTTAATGAAACATTATGATTAAATTCAACACTTCGTACTTGACTTTGTGTAATTATAAATTCATAATCCCTAGATGCAAGTTCTATTCGTTCTTTTGCTTCAACTAGATAAAAGTTTGCTTGTAATGCAACTTCTTCTATTTGAAATAATTGATGAGTTATATTTGAATGATATAATATTGAATCATGTTCTTCTAATACTTGTATACATTCATTAAAATCTCTAAATGTCACATCAATATATATATTTGATTTAATCGCAATAATTGGTAATGGTTTTAAATTATCACAAAACCAAAATTTTAATGGTATATATATGTATTCTGAATCAATTTTTAATTTTGGATTATTTAAATTACCATCTAACCCAATCATAAGTTTTCTATTCCAATCTGCTACACACAAATCATTATAAATTTGCATATAGGTTCCGTCTGATTCATCAATTAATGAATCATTAATATATAAACTAATTTTTTTAATTATTACATTTCCAATAAAATCCGCATATTTTACACGATAAGCACTAGTTGAATCGTATTCGTTTTGTATAGGAGATGTATTTAAATATTTAATTGATAATTTTGGTAATTTAATTTTTAGATATAATCCATATAATAAATCCCCATCATGTTTTATATAAAATCTAGATGTTGTGTTCCACGACGATTTACCGTGTGGAAAATAAAGCTTGTCTAATTTCGAATATTTATTTTTTTTATTATTAATATCAAAATTAAATATTGATGATTTATTATTCGTTAATTCACAATCTAAGTTACCTTTTGAAGTTAATTCTAGGATTGAACCATTTGTCATTAATATAGATAATATTTTTATAAAAATATTATTCATATTAAAATAATTCTGTTGATATAAAATAAAACAAAACGCTTGTTTGTTAAAAAAAAGTTTATGCGGCATTGAAGGAGGACATGATAATCCCATCCGCAGTTGATGTGTAAGGAACACCAATGTTGGTACACGACGCAGAACGCTCGTCTGTCCAATACGGAATTTTCGTTCGGCGACTGAATGGTAGGTGATGCTGAGAATCGCCGCCATACAGTTCGTCTCCGCCGTTCTCTTGTGCGAGGCGACGTGCATCTGCTTCGGTTTTTGCCTTGATGAGGAATCTGTAGTAACAGTCGTATCCTGTGTTAATCAATGCTTCGAGGAGAAACAAGAAACTTTGCGGCGTCGTCATTGTCGTTGGCGTTGTCATCGTCTTACCTTGAAAAGGTGTTTGCAATGCAGCCATAGCTGTCTTGGAGTTCGTAGAATCTGTTGAGGTTGTCGATTCCGTAGAATCTGTTGATGTTGTTAGAGTCCGTAGAATCTGTAGAGTTTTGATGGGTTCTTTCAAGATGCGTTTTTTCGTGTATCTTGTGGGGGGACCCAATACAACTTTAAATATATATGAACAACTACATAGTTGTATTTTCAATTTTTTTTGTTACATATAATTTACTTTTTATAATTAAACCATCAATAAAAATTTATAAAATGATATACCATAAATGATATGTTTCTAAATAAAAAGTGTGTTGTGTGCGTTGAACAAAATGTTATCGCTGCGTGGCGTTGAACAAAATGTTTACGCTGCGTCAAAACTCGATGACACAACATCAGTGTCTTGGAGTTCCAACATATTGGCAATGTGGTCGCATGTCGTGAAAAACGGTAGTCGCCAGTATTGAATCCGGTTTACCCTGTTTTTGTGATAAATAGACTTGGCATTGTACGTATCATTTCCACCAAGTTGTTCGCACCCCCCGTGTTGTTTGGAGTATAGTTCTGCTTTGTGACGTGCGTGTTTTTCGTTGAATGCACATATCAAGAACTCTCGATAACAATCATATCCAGGCTTCCCAGTAAGCTTGAATAATTTTGTGGATTGAATCGGAAATAGAGTCTTGAAGTCAGCCGTTGGTGGGCGTGAAAACCAAGTAATGTTTTCTTCACATGGGTCAATTTTTTGTCCTGTGGTCAAACAAAAATTTCCCGTGGTGCGTGAAGCATCAATAATATTCCCCATCGGAATACTACATTCCTCGTCAGCAAAAACTGAACGGAGAAAATGAGGATCATCAATATTAAATGTTGTAATTTGAGACATACTATTAATTAATAATACTATTATGAAATAAAAAAATCAATTTTTTTTATGTATTAATCCAATTTTTTCACACAAATATTCTGATAATATGGAACTTGTATTTGGGTGATTATTCTGTTCTGCTATAACACGTGCTTGATGTTCTGTTTCTGCATATATTACAAATGGATAACTTGACCCATGAACTTTATGGATGTACCAAATAAATATAGGAATAGTTACCATATCTTTTAACTCTTTTTTATATTCTAACAATACTTTACCATATGTATTATATATATTTGATATAACACCTAATTCAATGTCAATAAGAAGCGGCCCAATCTTTTCACATAAAGAATATTCATCGCTTCTCCAATATTGTGTATAAATAAGTTGTTTAATACCGTGTTGTTCTGCAATACATCGTGCTTGATGTTCTGATTCAGCACAAATAACAAATTCATCATACATATGTTCTTTATTATAATACTCTTCAGTTCCTTTTAGATACCAAATAAATTTATCATTTGTTGTATTCACAATTAATGTATTATTACGAGATTTTGTTGAATTAAACCAAATTTGGTTTGAAGGGGACGTAAACCATATAAACCATGTAATATTTTCTAAATTAGAATGAATTTCAACATCTGATGTTAAAACATAATTTCCATTTGATAAAAGATATTTCCTATATATTTGCTTTTATTAGAATAATTATATACTGGCATACCAAATCTTGGAAATATATTAGTTTTTATGTTAATAAATGACATTATATATTATTTAATATATATTAAAATTAATGAAAATCAATTTTTAGACTAAAATATTATTAAAAAAAAAATAAAATTATTAGTTATTATATATAATAAAATATATGGCTGCATTAGACAAATCACCATCAATAAATTTTACAGACAAAAATACAACAATATATAAAATTTCTATAAATCATAAGAATCCTGATGAGATCATAACGATACTAGATGGTGAAATTCATGGTAAAAAATATTCTATTAATGGAAAGATATATCAAATTTGCGAGTCATATATAAAGGACCCATCAAATCATTCATTTATTCATTTTAAAAAGGAAGAAATATCATTTACAATAAGAAAAATATATTATGTTAATGATAGAACACATGTTGTTTTATATTCATGTAAAAGTAATGAGAATGCTAAACGAATTGAATTGTATACATCAAAAAGTAATTTGGGTTTTTTTAGATTATGTATTTTAGATCCAGTTGGTGAAAAATATGAAAAAGGATATAATTATATTTCAACAACATTTATTAATTTATCATTACAAAAATTTATATATGATAATATTCACCATTATGGTTTGTTATCAAGAACACATACAATAAAATGTGTAGAAATATCAGATATGGATAGAGAATCACGATTACGAATTAATGGCGATGCTAATACTTTTATTTCACAAGACCCATTATTTTTAATGTTTAATGATTTTTTTCCACTGGTGAATGCTGTTCTTGATCCAGATCATTTCAGTCAAACACTTGATGAATATAAGGTAAAAAAAAAAGATATTATTAAAAATGAAATATTTATAAAATTATTAAAAGATTATAAAAGATTACTAATCGAATATCAAACAATATCATCAAGCAAAACTGCATATTTGCACTTACTTGGAATATTTTTAGAAAAGCAGTTTACAGATGTTTTTGGAATGACAAAATCTATGGAATTATTTAAATTTGATTCAATATTTAATGATGTTATAATACCAATTACTGTATTATTTAAATTAGTAGGTAATAAAACTACTAAGCGTCTATATAAATTATATTATATTAAATATAATTACGATGGAAAAGAATATAATAATATAATTCATATTATTCCAAATGATAACGAAATTACAAAATATGGACTAGATAAAAGATATGTTGTTTGTGGTTTATTTATTAATAAACCATTTGATTATCAAATACAAGTTATGAAAACAGTTGTTCCAGGTTCTGGTCTAAAAGCTAAAGTAGATAAACATACAGATTATACATTTATCGGCGACTATATGAATTATAAATTTTTAAAATAATAGAAACATATATTTTATATAAAAGATTATTTATATATATTATATATATGAAGGGTTTTAATAATAATGGTAATACTTGTTATTTAAATGCAGGATTACAAATGGTAATACAAAACGAAGAGTTGTGTAAATTAGTATTAAAATATTCAGATAAATCGATTATTTTAAATAAATTTAGTGTAATTATATTAGAATATTATAATAAACAAACAGGTTTAATAAATCCATTTGAAATTAAAAAAATTGTTGAGAAAAAACAAGAAATTTTTAGAGGTAATGGTCAACAAGATTCAGGAGAGTTTATAATGTGTTTTTTAGATATTATAGAAGAAGAAATTAAAAAAATAGAAAATGATTCTAAAGAAATTGAAAATATTTTTGGAATTAATCTGAATTGTAGAATCAAGTGTAAATATAATAAATGTTTAAAAATTTATAATAATTTTGAAATAACTAATTTTTTAATATTAGACCTTGATAAAAACTGTGCAACATTAGATGATTTATACAGAAAATTCAAAGGATCTGAAATATTAAGTGATGAAAATAAATACCATTGTGAAAACTGTAATGCAAAACGAATTATATCAAAAAGATATCAAGTAATAAAATGGCCAATGTATTTATTAATTTGTTTAAAACGTTTTAACCAATCTGGGCGTACTATATCAAAACAAACACACCCAATTAATATTAATTTATCGTGGAGACATAATATGTCATTATTTGGTGCTGTAATTCATTCTGGTAATATAAATGGTGGACATTATGTATATGTTGGTAGGCAATCTGATAATAAATGGTACTTGTTTAATGATACAAATGTATCAGAAATAAAAACAGAACAAGAATTAATTAATATATTAAATAATGCATATTGGTTAATGTATAAAATGGTAACTGTATAATATTAAATTTTTATAATTAAATTATTAAATATATTATTAAAAAATTTTTTATTATTAAATATATTATTAAATATATTTATATTATTTGTTTCATTATTTAAAATTGAATATTGATTGTTAGTACTGTGATAATATAATAAATAAAGTATAATCAATATTATCAACAGTAAATATAATTTAAAAATAATTATTATCATTATAAATAAGAAAAATATAATATATTTATTAACATTTTTATTAACATTTTCATTCATTATTAATAAATATATTTTTTTATATAATACATTATATATGAGCATTTTTGAACAGAGAAATGAACCATTTAAACCATGTGTTATGTTATTTAAGTCTAATTCGTGTGGTCATTGTAGAGCAATCGCAGAACCTTGGAAACAATTATGTAATGACCCTACATTAACTAATAAAATTCATTTTATAACATATGATCATATTGATAATAAAAGTGATTTTAATAAATATAATATTACTAGAGTTCCTACGATACTATTAACAACAGAAAACAATATTTATATACATGACGGGTCAAAGGATTTTTTATCAATAAAAAAATTTATCAATACATATATTACAGACAACAAACCAGTTAGTACTTTAATTGATACCAGTGATTCAAAACCAGATATGATGTTATTTAAATCAGATGGATGTGGACATTGCGAACACTTTAAAAAAACTTGGGAAATGTTAAATACTATTCCTGTAATGATGGATAAAATTAATTTTATAACATTAGATGCAGAAAAAGATAAAGAGGACTTTGAAAAATATAAAATAAATGGATATCCAACATTATTATTAAATGACAAGTCTAATGGCAAAATATATGAATATAATGGTGATAGAGATATTGAATCATTACAAGTTTTTATTAATGAATATACTACTATTCCTATTGTGAAACCAAAATTTATGTTATTTAAATCAAAAAATTGCGGGCATTGTAAAATATTTAAAAAAATATGGAATCAAATTTGCGGAATTCAGAGTTTAAGCAATAAAATAGATTTTGAGGCATATGATTCAAAAATTAATAGTAATGATTTTAATAAATTTAATATTAACAAATTTCCAACATTGTTATTAATTATTAATAATGAAACTTTTGAATATACAGGAACTAGAAATATGCAAGAAATTCAAATGTTTCTAAATGAAAAATTATCAAAATATTTACAATAATTATTCATTTGAATAACATTCAATATATTTATCTTGGCTATTTAATAATTTAATAATGTTATTAATATTGTCAATTATATCAGTATTTTTAGTAATAATATTACAACTTTCCGAATTTGATAATTTCGCCAAATTTGATAATTTTGAAATGGTTGATATTGATTTTTTTTTAATTAAATCACATTCTTTTAATAATTTAATATCGCTTTTGATATGTTTTCGTCTCTTATCAAATATATCAATAGTTGTAGTTGATGTTAAATTTAATAAATTTTTAATATTATTAGTTTTACATAATTTGTCAATATTATCATCGATTTGTAAATCAAACTTATTTATTTTTTTACAATCCATTTAATTATAAAAAGATTTTTTTATAATTTAAAAATAAATAATAAATAATAAATAATAAATAATGAATAATGAATAATAAATAATAAATAATGAATAATGAATAATGAATAATGAATAATAAATAATAAATAATGAATAATAAATAATAAATAATGAATAATGAATAATGAATAATGAATAATAAATAATAAATAATGAATAATGAATAATAAATATAATAAATAATGAATATAATTCATCTATTTAAAAAAATCTTTTAAATTAAAAAACTAAACTAAATTAATTTAAAAAAAGAATGTATTATTATTATTAATGAATCAATTAGATATTAATCAATTTATTGTATTTAAAACTGATACAAAAACCCAAGAACTTGATAATAATATACTTAAAAAATTAAGTATATTATTTCCTGAAAATAAAAAAAATTTAAAAAAAAATAATAATAATAATAATACTATATTAAAAAATCAGAAGATTCAATCTCAAAAAGAAAATATTTGTAATAAAGTTAATCTTATTTTAAACAAATTATCAGAAAAAAATATTGATAATTTAATTATAGAGTTTATTGATAATATTAATCAAGTTAGTCCCGAAATCTTCAAGGATATACAAAAAACATTTTATTTAAAAATTATATCTGAAATAAATTTTATTGAGATTTATTTAGAGTTCTTAATAATTATTGGATCATTATATAATAAAGTACAGGGATATAATTTATCTTATTTTTATGATATTATTGAAATAAAATTTAATTATGATTATTTAAATAATGAAATATCTCCGATTAATAATTTTTTAATAAATTTAAATACAGAAACAACTAGAACAAATAATTTAATTCTAATAATAAATATGGTAAAGCATAAATTATTTTCAAATGATATTTTTAAATATTGTGATGAAATTATTTTAAATCAAAATATTTATTATTCAGATATATATTATTGGTTTAATTACCAAAATAAAAAATTAACTGTTTCTGAAATATTAAAAATTAAGGATATTTTAAATAATAATAAAATACCAAATCGTGATTTAATTCTTTTAAAAAATATAGTACAAAACACACATACAATTAATAAATTACAAAACCCACCTACAATTAATAAATTACAAAATCCACCTATAACATTACCTGTTCCTAATCAAACAAGTACAATAGATTTAGAATGTGCTCATATAATTGATGAATATGTTTTATTAAAATCAATAGATGATTTAACTTTTTTTATTAATACAAGATGTGTTGATACAATTAATAAAAATATTTTTTGTAAAAACATAATTAATAACTATTTTTTGGCTAATAATACTATATCGACAGATATAATTAATTTAATAAAACAATTAATAAAAATAAAAATTTTATTTAAATCTAATTTTAGTAGAGGATTATTAATAATTCATAATGATTGGGATGAATTATCTATTGATTATAATAATCCAATATCAAAACTAAAAACATTATTAACAACATTAAAATCATGTGGTATAACAAAAGGATTAGAGGTATTAATAAAAAAATATAATATTGAATAATTATAAAAATAAATATGTAAAAGTGAATACACTATCGCATAATAATCCTATTATACTAAATCCATATAAAAAAAATTCTATTTTATTTTTATTTTTTTTATTATGAAAATAATAAAACATTATAGCAAATAATATAATAGCAGGAATATCTGCTAAATGACTTAAATTAATTATTGTTTTTTTAATTGTTAAACATCTTTCCATTACATAACCTTATAAATTATTCAATAATTAATATTGAATTAATAATATTCCATTTGTTGATTTTAATACTTGTACGCATTAGAACAAATGATTGAGTAAATTTTTTTGTAAAATGTATATTTTTAATGGTGCCACTAACTAAAATATAAATTTGTCTAGAATTTGAATCAATTACTTGATGATTTAATAATATAATTTCCAAACCATCTGTTTTTAATTGATATAATTGATTAACAATATCAAATGATTCATACATTATATTATTATATTTTAATTTACTTTTTTTATTAATAATTGAATTTAATTCTTGTGGGTTTGTTATCCAATTATCATAAAAATATTGAATAAAAGAGTGTGCGATATCGATACTATTATAATTACTCATATATTATATTATATTTTGATTTATAATAAATAAAATTCAATTTTATGCATTTGATTCAATTAAATGTATTCAATTTTATGCATTTGATTCAATTAAAGGTATCCATTTTTTAAATTTATTTGAAAATATACAATTAAATCTAATTGGTTCAGATTTAATAATATTATCACAATATTGAGAAATTTTTAAATTTGGTATTAATGCAATACCTATTTTATCACCATGTTCGCGCTCTGTTAAATCATATACATCTGGTACAATTGTTTTTGATAACCAATAATAATTTGTTTTTCCGCCAACTTCGTATGAATATTTTCGAGATTTTAGAAAATTAACAAAATTATGTATTATATCATATGTTTTTTGTTCTACAATCTCACATTTTTTAAAGGTATCTATCTTTTCTATTTTTTTATCGATATATAATACATTTACCCCAGAATATTTTGGATAAAACAATAATCCGTTAGTATCAATTGATAGTTTTGATAAATTATTAATTAATTCTTCTAATTCTTTATAATTATATAATTTATTTAATTTAAATTCAAAATGAGTACAATGATTTAAATTATCTCTAAGAACCGCATCTAACTTATTCATTTTTTCATTCATTTCAGTATCCAACATTTTATTACCCATTAATAAAAAACAATCTTGAATTAAATATATATATTGATTATTATTTTTGATTAATTTTCCATCATATATAGTTCCTTCATACATTATATTTGATGCATTAATATTAATTTGAATAATATTAATCATTTTTAATTGTATTTGTGATTTATGATACGAAATAGTTTTTCTATCAATTACCACACATAATTTTTTATTATTTATTTCTAACATTAATAATAAATAATTATACCCTTTAAAATTTGGTGAAACATAATGTTCGTTATCTTGAAGATTTTGTAATTTAGATACATGATTTAACATTATATATCTATAATCCGATAAATTTAATTTAGAATACAACCAATCAATTACTTTATGTTTTGTGTCATAATCTACATATACACCTGTATTATTTCCTAAAATTATTTTATTACTCATTAATAGTTAAAGTATTATTCTTTTTAAATCTAAAAATCAATTTTTTATATAAAATATATAAAAATTTTTATATATCACATAATATATGGATAATTCAAAATATACTGTTGGATATGTGTTAACAAAATCAAGTACATTATTACCACAATTAAAAAAGTCAGACATTGCTGATATAAATAGAAGATATGGCGTAATTGAAAATATTAGATATAAAAATAAAATATGTACGAAAAAAGAAATACGTGTGTTAATTGAAAGATTATTTGATATCCACGAACTTTTAAATAAACCAAAAAGAACTTACATAAATTATGATAAGGAGGTTAGGGTTGATGTTATTCCTAGTGCACCAGAGGCAGTAGGGACGGGGGCAGCAGGGGCATCAGGGGCAGCGTCTTCAACACCAGGGGCATCAGGGGCAGGGGCATCAGGGGCAGGGGCAGCAGTAGGGACGGGGGCATCAGGGGC